TCGAAGCAAGAATTTTTGATAACAATTACGTTGCAACTTACTTCCCAAACGTTTATGTAAATGATGTAACAAATGCCAAGTATGTCAAAGTACCAGCTTCAGTTGCAGCATTAGGTGCGCTAGGATTTAATGATAGAGCCGCATATCCTTGGTTTGCTCCAGCAGGATTTAATCGTGCAGCGCTTGATTTCGTCAACAACGTCGAGGTTAGATTAAACGTGTCTGATAGAGATCGTCTCTACGATGCACGCATCAATCCAATTGCAACATTCCCAAGACTAGGCTTCGTGATTTACGGACAAAAGACGCTACAAACCAGAAAGTCAGCTCTTGATAGAGTCAACGTGCGTCGTCTTCTTCTTGAGGTCAAGAGACTTGTCATAAACATTGCAAATAGAATTGTGTTTGAACAAAACACGCCTGCCGTCAGAAATAAATTCGTAGCTGATGCAATTCTTCAACTAAGTCTCATACAATCGCAGGCCGGCATTGAAGCATACCAAGTTGTGATGAACGAGACAAATAATACGCAAGAAGATGTTGATCTTAACCGTCTTAATGGTAGAATCGTAGTTGTTCCAACAAGGGCAATTGAGTTCATTGCAATTGACTTCATTGTTACAAACTCTGGAGTTCAATTCGTTTGATTAAAAAAAACTTAGGTAATCTGATACTTATCAATCAAGCAAATCGGTAGGAGCGAAATAAATGGCACAGCTCAAGTTTGGCAGCGCAGGCGTAACAACAAGAGAATTAGATCTAACAGGACCGGTAGCGGTATCACCAACTGGAGTACCTGCAGGCGTTATCGGTACAGCAGTTAAAGGACCGGCTTTCGTTCCGTTAACATATGGCACTCTATCAGACTTTTTTGCAAAGTTTGGTGAAAGTGACTCAAAGAAATTTGGACCTTTGGCCGTTTCAGAATGGTTAAGAAGAGCAGGTTCTGTAACCTACTTAAGAGTTTTAGGCACCGGCGACGGTAAAAAACGTGCGACATCTGGAACGACAGCAGGTGATGTTACGAACGCTGGATTTACGGTAGGAGAAGAATTACCATCTGTAACCGATGGTTCTTTATCATCAAATCCATTTGCAAATTCTGAAGGAATCCCTGGAAGAACATACTTCTTAGGATGTTTTATGTCTGAGTCTGCTGGCTCTTCTGTATTTAGTTCCGCAGGAATTCAAGGCGTTGGAAGCATTAATTCTATAGTAAATGGAGCAGTTCCAATTGTAAGAGGCGTCTTAATGGCTCCTTCTGGTGTAGTTCTTAGACTTTCTGCGTCTGCTGTAGGAATCGATTCCTCTAAACCAGCTTCCAGCATAATTGGTAATAATTCTGTAACGAACAAAGGAACATCATTAGGAACTTTGGTTCTATCTGATGTAAAGCAAGAATTTACGTTGATGCTAAATGGCCACAAAGGAACAAATTCTTTGTATCCGAATGTTATTACAGCATCATTCAACGTAACTTCTTCAAATTATATTAGCAAAGTTCTAAACACGGATCCTTACAAGATTCAAGAAGCAGGACATTATCTGGCTGCTCATTGGGACATCCACCCAGTATTAGCTGTAGTTACGGGCTCCGGTGTAGTGTCTGAAGCGCCAATTGCAGCTGGGTTAGAAAGATCTGCTTTTCTTTTATCATCATCATTGGCAAGAAACGTCGGTTCTTCCGTCGTTCCAAACTATGAAGGATTCCGTGATAGATTCTCAAGTGCAAAAACCTCTTGGATTATTTCGCAAAAGTTCGGTGGATCACCTCAAAATCTATTTAAGTTACATTCTTTAGATGCTGGTGCAGGTATTTCTAACCAATACAAGATTTCTATTTACAACATCGTTCCATCATCTGATCCTTCTAACAAATACGGTTCTTTTAGCCTTTCGATAAGAAGCTTAACGGACACCGATATCGATCAAAAGGTTTTAGAAAGATGGGAAGGGGTAAACCTAGATCCATCTTCTGATAGATACGTCGCTAAAGTCTTAGGAGATGTTAACGCTTATTATGACTTTGATAGAGATGAAGCAGAACAAAAGCTTATTGTTGATGGAAACTATGAACTTCGCTCACGTTATGTAAGAGTTGAAGTTTCTGATGCCGTAACAAATGAGACGATTGACCCAACCGCTTTACCAATGGGATTCAGAGGAATTTCTCATCTTGTAACTTCTGGTTCATCACCATTAGCACCATTAAGTGAGGTTGATTCTTCTGCATTAAGCATAGCTACATTTACAAGAAATACGATCGAACCACCGCTTCCATTCAGAAATCATTTAAATGATGGAACAGGACAACAAACTCAAGTTAACGTTAGATACCATTGGGGTGCTAAGTTTGAACATATCACAAACTTAGCTGAACAAAATAGCTCAATTCTTCAAGATAAATCATTTCATAGCTTTACGAAACATTTTCCAACGCATTCTACAGTTAACATGAACTTTGCAGTTGAGGATAACACCGGTGTTGCTGACACTGCGACAAATGGTATCTTGGATGTTGATAGATTCTGTAACAATATTTTTTCCTTAGAAAATATTAAGATAACAACTGGGTCAAATGGTACGGTCGCACAAAATAATGATTGGCAATATGCAACTTACGTTAGAAAAGGAAACATCATCACTGATGATGCCGCAAAGACAAGAGCGGTTCAAATCAGCGATCTTACAAATTCTCAAAATCGTAAATTCTTAAAGTTCTCTTTCATTATGCAAGGAGGATTTGACGGAGTTAATATTTTCGATAAAGATGAAGCAGAGATTAACAACGCTGCAGTCGTAGCTGATATGAATGATGTTGATAGAGGCCGCAACGTCGGACCCAACGTTTCAGCATATCTTAAGGCTCTCGATGTTATGAAAAATACGACAAACGTAGATATCCAGCTTCTTGCAATCCCAGGCATTCGTGCCCCGATCATCACAGACGAAGCTATTAGAGCGACAGAAGAACGATTCGACGCTCTATACATTATGGACGTTGAACAAGTAGACAAGAACGGAAACTTGATCAATATCTCATCTACGACAAAACCATCTGTTAAGGAGACAGTAGATCAACACAAGGCTCGTAATCTTAATACGTCATTTGCGGCCGCATATTTCCCTGACGTTTTAATGAAGGATCCTTCTAAACCAACAAACTCTATAATCGTTCCACCATCAGTAGTTGTCATGGGCGCCTTAGCATTGAACGATTCTTTAGGATACCCCTGGTTTGCACCAGCTGGTTTAACCAGAGGAGAGCTTCCAACAACCCTTGAGACAAGCATTCAACTTAAGGATGTAGATCTTGATTCGCTCTATGATGAAGACATCAACCCAATCTACGCTCCTTCTACAACGACCCGTGGAGGAACTAATCCAAAAGGTGGTGTAGTTGTCTGGGGTCAAAAGACGATGCTTCAAACTGCATCTGCGCTTGATAGAATCAACGTCCGTAGACTTCTTATCGACATTCGCCGTCAAGTTCGTGAGATTGCTCAAACAATCATCTTTGAACCAAACCGTGAAGCAACATTGGCTCGCTTCTCTGCAGCAGTGACACCACGTCTTCAAAGAATCCAAGCTCTCGCCGGGCTTGAGAGATTCCGCGTTATCATTGATTCTTCGACGACGACGCAGGCAGATGTTGAAAACAACACTGTACGTGGCAAGATCTTCTTACAACCCACTAAGACAGTTGAATTCGTCTCCTTGGATTTCGTTGTGGCCAACAACCTTCAACAAGTTCAATAAAATAAATCGTAAAAAAGTATTTAATAATTTAGGTATTAAAATAATGGATTAATTTTTAAGGGCTTCTTTGGAGGCCCTTAATTATTTGTACTATCATGCGTTGAATTAACAGGTCATATAGTTTATAACACCGCATAGTTATGAACAAAAAGAAGCTATTAAATGGTAAGTGTTAGATATAAAAGCGCCGGTGTGACAGCAAACGACGCAGGAACAGTTACGGTTCCTTTTTCAACTTTAGCAGGAACACCGGCTGTGATTATAGGGACTTCTCGGAAAGGCCCAGCTTTTTCTCCGTCATCATTCTCTTCTGTTGAAAATTTTTATCAAAGGTTTGAAATACCTCACATCACAGGATCTGTAATCACTCCGATCGATCGATACACGATGTATGGTCCTCTGGCGGTTCAACAGTGGCTTTTAAACGCTAGTCAAGCTACATTTGTTAGGGTGCTAGGAACAGGAGATGGTAAAAAACGAATTGATAGTGGATTAAATACTGGAGACGTAACAAATGCTGGTTTTACAGTGGGAGAACAGCAACCTGTATCTTCTCTTTCTGGAGCATTAGGCCACAATCCTTATGCTAACTTAAATGGTGTTCTAGGAAGAACATATTTCTTAGGATGCTTTATGTCAGAATCTAATGGTTCAACATTCTTTAATGGAGCTGGGATTCAAGGAACTGGTAGCGTTAATGGAATAGGAATAAATACGTCAGTTCCTATTGTAAGAGGGGTTTTGATGGCGCCTTCTGGCGTTATTTTTAGGTTATCATCTTCCGGCGGAGGTCACGATTCTTCAGGACCGTCATCTACGCTTATAGGTAATGACGTAAACGCAAAAGGAACTACCTTAGGTTCAGTAACATTATTTGATCCTGATACTAAAAATAGATTACAAGAATTTGTTCTTTTATTAAACGGTCATAAAGGATCAAATGATTATCCTAATGTGATAACCGCGTCTTTAGACATGCAATCTCCGTTGTATATAACTAAAGTTTTAAATACCACAGCGTCGTTAATCCAACAAGCTGGTCATTATCTTGCAGCTAATTGGGACATTCATCCAACAATTGCCACGTTAACTGGATCAGGTGTGGTTTCATCTGGCGCAGATGTACCTTCTAATTCACAAAGAAAGTATTCGACCGAAAGGTCTGTGTTTTTATTAACATCATCTTTATTAAGAAACGTTGGAAGCTCTATTGTTCCAAACTATGAAAACTTTAGAGACAGATTTTCCAACGCATCGTCTCCATGGATAATTTCTCAAAAATTTCAAGGCAAACCTATCAATCTATTTAAGCTTCATGCGATAGATTCTGGTGCCGATGTTTCAAACAAATACAGGTTTGTTATAAGCAATATAACGCCCGCAGAAAAAGATTCGATATATCCGTATGGAATGTTTGATTTGTCTATTTTTTCCATGCGTGGTGCTTCTAATGATCTTTTAGAAAAACACATAGAATTAACGCTAAATCCTCATTCTCCAAGATATATTTCTAAAGTAATAGGAGATAAGAATTTTTATTTTGATTTTGATCGACCAGACAGCGAACAAAAATTGGTTGTTGAAGGAAATTACGATAATTTGTCTAGGTATGTAAGGGTAGAAGTTACTAAAGACGTAGAAGACAATAAAATCCCTGTGACGGCCTTACCCATGGGGTTTAGGGGAATGCCCCACATCATAACTTCGGGATCTTCACCTCTTGCAACTTTAGGTGGAGAAGATTCTACATGCCTAATTTCGTCAAACTTTTTGAAGAAAACGATAATCCCGCCAGTACCGTTCTCAGATAATATCTCTATTCTTGATCAAAACAATAATTATGTCGCTTCCCAAAATAAGATTTGGGGAATAAAAACTGATCATGTCATTGATTTAAAAAATCAAAATGCAAATACCAATTTATTTAATGATTCAATTGAGAGCTTTGTTAAACATTTTTCAAAGCATTCAATCAACAATATTAACTTTTTAGCTTTTGAAACGACCGGACAAGATGATACAACACAGCTTGGGATAATTGATACTGATAGATTTAATAACAATTTATTTACTTTAGAAAATATCAAAGTTTTAACAGGTTCACAAAATATAATTTCTCACGATAATTGGCGTTTTGCAAGATACGTTAGAGATGGAATCATCGAAAAAAATGAAAATGAAAAAACTAGAAGGTTATCAATTAAAGATTTTTATGATACAACAAATTTAGGCTATCTTTCATTTCAGTTTGTTTTGCAAGGAGGATTTGACGGTGTCAACATCTTCGATAAAGACGAATTCAATATTTCGAATGCTGCAGCAACGGCAGATATGTTAGATAAAAACAGGGGTAAATCATCTGGTGCAACCGTGTCTTCTTATCTATCAGCGTTAAAAATTGTAAATAATCCAACCATGGTTGACATGCAAATGCTTGCTATTCCTGGAATTAGAGAACCTGTGGTAACAAACGCTGCTGCAGAAGTTGCAGAAGAAAGATTTGATACTCTGTACTTGATGGACATTGAGCAATTAAATAAAAATGAAGACTTGATCGAAATATCATTCTCAAAAGCATATGACAGTACGTTTATACCTGATGTAAACTTAACCGCAAATAGGTTCTCTTCTAGGTCAGTTAATTCTACTTTTGCGGCAGCATATTTCCCAGATTTAGTTTTGGGAATTCAAGCAGACCAAGCCGAAATTTATAAAGTTAATTCTGTGTCAGTTCCACCATCGGTTGCAGTTTTAGGAGCTTATTCTTTAAATGATAAAATCGGTCAACCATGGTTTGCGCCTGCTGGAGTTAACAGGGGCGCATTAAAAACAACGTTGTCTTCGCAGGTTCCCCTGAATGAAGAACAAAGAAATCTTTTATATTCCGGTAGCATCAATCCTATTTTCTCTTTTGGAAATGCGGGTAATCAATCTGCAGGAGTTATCGTCTGGGGGCAGAAGACACTAGGAAGCAAAAATTCATTATTGAGTAGAGTAAGTGTCAGAAGGTTATTGTTAAGCATTCGTAAAGATGTTAGGAATATCGCGGTAACTGGTTTGTTTGAAAGCGATACAAATCAAGTCACCAATGTTTTGAAATCCAGAATAACTCGTAGGCTGGATGAAATTGTATCTCAATCAGGAATCGCTGAATATAGGATAGATTCAAACTTCGCTGCATCATCAACAAATGATGTAGAAAATGGAATCATTCGAATTAGAATCTTTATACGTCCTGTTGGATCAGAAGAGTTTGCTTCAGTAGATGTCACAGTCGGCGCAGGGGCAGGTTCAGAAGCTTAAACTTTTAGTTCTAAAATATAGTTTTCGCAGCCCCATATCTTGACAACGCCAGCCTGTTCAGCGACATGGGCTTCCGTCAATCCCTCAGAAGAATCTGCTTTGAACTTGAATCTGTTATAACGATTCTCAAAATCTGTCCACCAGAATCTAGGAGGTGTCTTTGACTTTTCTTCAAACCCGGCCGCCTTATACCCATTACCGGTTCCTCCCCAACGGTGGTCAACATATGTTATAACATTGTTATAACCATTTTCCTTTGCCCATTTTTTAACATATTTTGTGAGCCGGCTAAGTCCTCCCGGAATGTTATGCATTAATTTGGGGCAGCACCTGGCAATTTCAATACCGTTATGTTTCTTATGAAATGGTTTTCTAATTGACATTCCATACACAATCTCTCCTGTTCGATCAATTAATCCCCATGCCGTGATTGAAGCTACATCACCATCTGCATGATTTTTTTCAAAGAAATCTCTTCTTTCATCCCGCGTCAGGTTTCTTATTACACAATTTCTTGCATAAATTGTTTTTTGCATCGCTCCAAGGCGGGACAAGATCATCGATTTTATGATGTCTTGTTTGTCTCGCCACTCATCTTCAAACACGTGGATTAATTTAATCCCCGATTTTTTTGCACTGATTGTTTTGTTATTGTGATATCCTTGCGTTTTATTGACATGGCTGTGCCAATATAGACCGTTATATTCAATGGCCAGGTTTTTGTCCTCGATGACAATATCAAGCTCAAGCCCACCTAACACTTTTCTGACGTTTCTAGAGACGCTAAACCCAGATGATTCTAACCATTTTGCTAATTCTTCTTGAACTATAGAACCGCCTGGAGAACAATGATAGCATCTTCCACGTTGTAAGCTGCGTAATGATCCTTGAAATTCTTTACCACATTTATTACATTCAACAACAATGATTTTCTGCGCATCATTGATGTAGTCTTCCAATCCACCAACAACCCTTAGTTGACCTGATTTTTCTATTCGTCCTCTTATTTCATCGTGTGATAATCTTTTTAAATGATCTAGCCTGTCTCTAATCTGTTTTTGTTTCAACGTTAGTGAG